CTACAACGGGCTCCTCAGGCGTCAAATCTGCATGTTCGTATGTAACACCCATTTATTATTCGTTTAGATTTTTTTTTGCGTCATGTACACGCAAAAAAGTTGTACTGGTAGAGCAATGGAGACTATGGATTTCGGTTCCAATGGGTCACAGATTCTTCAATACATTCCGACTATTGAAGATGTTCCAGCTCCTGAACCCCCCGTCGATCGTATGGAATCTAGTGGAACCCGGCGCGGAATGGATGAACCACGCGCAACTCCCCCTGAAAAAAACTCTGTGCAAATAGAAATGGATTTCTCGACACCAATCTCTGAGGTGATGCCGTCGGCAGCGTTCGACTCGGGGGTGGATTCTGCGGCGTACAACTCACCTACGACACAGCGCGTGACTGGTGTTTCTCCGGGTATGATCGGTGGTCCGCCGACCAAGACGGAGAGCAAAAATCCACTTGGTCTGACAGACGAGCAGTTCCAGGCGGCTATTGCCGGCTTGGCTGCCGTCGTCGCATTTTCCAAACCTGTCCAGGACAAACTGGCTGACATGGTTCCCAAGTTCCTGAACGAGGCGGGTGACATGTCAACGACTGGCATGGCTGTGACTGCTCTGATTGTAGCCATCGTGTTTTACTTTGCGCTAAAACTTCTGAAAAACCAAAAGTAAATCACGGTGCAATGGATCCACCGCAATATTGCTGGGGTTCAGTCGAAGGACGTAGAACTCCGAGTGTGATGCACAGTTGACGTAAATCCTTGAAACTTTGCCAATATGCGTCCGAATGATCGTACTCTGGCACGGTCATGTGCGCGAGTTCGTGGATCAAGACATGCATAGCCGCTTCGATATTTTCACCATCGAGACAAATGTAAATTTCGTACCCTTTGTTTACATTGTACCCGATTGTTCCTTTATTCATACGAGTTGAGCTGATCCCTGTGATGATCGGCTGGTGCCGGCGGAGAATCTCGAATCGTGAATCGATATTCGGTGTATCGCGAAGATGATTATAAAGAGTCGTGTAGCGACGCCTTATGTCCTTGAGAAGTTGAGGCTCATCGATAGTGGCTCCCAGTAATATGAGGAGCATGGTCGAGCCAAAAAGTATCCATGGGTACTTGCCCATACCTACTACTTGCGACTGAAAATAAATGTCGAGTAGATGTCCGATATAAGTCCGTTCGGAGCATCGAGCATAGGTTTCCAACTGACACACTCAAACCATGGGCTCAAGGCAGCCTCGAGTGTCGCCCTGTCAATCACTGGCTCAGAGCGCGATCCTTCTGCGTAGAACGGCCCGTCAACCAGTCGGACCGAAATAGTATTGGAGTCAATGGGCTCAACCGTGTTTCCAAGTTCGTCCGGAGACTTAAACGATTTGACCAAGTCGAGATCCGGTGTAATTCCGATGAGAAGGCCCCCGCGCTTCGTCGCACGGGCGATCGCCTTGGCCGACTCCTTGAGATGGTCGGCAATGTAATGGATCGAAAAGTTGTAGCAGACGATATCAAATGGTCCAAACTTTTCACCGACGAACACATCACCAACATGAAACTTGACTCGATGTTTCATACCGAGAATCTCCCGCCGAGAAAGAGCCTCACTGATCGAGTCTTCGTCTGGATCAACCCCAAACACAATCGCATTCACATCTCGCCATTTCTGAAGATCACCACCTCGACCACATCCACAGTCGAGAACATACGCACCGGGTGGTACGACGCGCGTGATGAGCTCGCGCTTCTTCTGATTGTGTAGGCGTCGGAGTTGATCCATGTGCGTCACTTAGTTAAACAAAAAATGAGCTTCTCTCTTAAATGTCTCTCGAGCAGGACTTCCTGACCGTCCCAGGACAACTGTTTGCGCTCATCTCTATGGTTGGACCGGACATGCCCCAGAAGAACGAGAAGCTCGGTCTCAAGATTCGCGGGTGTTTCATGACCCGTGAGGAGGCGGGCTCCCATGCGAAGCGTCTTCAGAAGGAGGATCCGATGGTTGACATTTATGTTGTCGACATGTACAAGTGGCTGCTGGTTCCACCTGACCGCGATCAGATTCAGGATGTCCATTACCAAAACGAGAAGCTCGAGGAGATTATGCAGGGCTACATGAAGAATCAGCGCGAGGCTGCTTCCCACTTTGAGAAGCGCAAGAAGGACATGATGGCCAAGCCGATCGAGGACAGTGACACGCCCTACATCGAGCCCGGTGACGAGAATAGCAAGTTCTACACTCGTCCGGACGAGCCGCCGATTCCTCACCCAGCCGAGGTGATTGAGGAGCTCCGTAAGGAGTTTCCGACTGCGGACATGCAGGAGTTGGTTGCCAGAGCGGACACTCGTATCGCAGCAGAGATTGTGAAGCGGCGCGAGGAGCGCGAGGCCCGTCGTGCCGCGGCAGAGCCGGTCAACGTCGCCTTGCCTTCGGTTGCCGAAGAAGAATCTAGCGCCTAAGTAATGAAGAAAGTTGTGTTGATCGTCCTACTCACAGTACTCTTCGTAATACTCTACAAAAGAAGAACAAGTACATATGCCCCTCCACGCGAAGCGACGACCGTCCTTCCGTTCGTCGAGCCGTCAAACAACTATCCGGTGGCGGATAGTCAGTCCAATGTCTTTATGGACGCAGGAGGATGGGTAAATCAACGCGAACATCCCATGACACCCTTTATCCAGGGTGATGCGCGACGCGGTGAAGACTTAGGTGATTTCGTAGGTCTTGAATCAAGCTCTGGTGACGCACCAATGTACGTCATCGCAGCCGATGAACAATATGATTACGGTAGTCCTTCATTGACTGAGACCGATGAATACATTCCAAATGTTACTTCACGCGAAATTCCTCTCCTCGGGGAGACCCTCACTGCCTGAGGACAACAGGCGTCATAGACTTGCCGAGAAGCAAACCAATAAAAAATGCCGCAAAGGCGATAATCAACGTCTGTTTTGACATGCCATCGAGAAACTCATCATGTTTCTCAAATTGAGGAGGCATGTAGTACGAAGGCTGTGGCTGAAGCTGAGGCGGTTCCTCCTCCTCTTCAGGCATCCGTCTCTGATCCTGAGGAGCCTGAAACATCACTGTCTGTACAACTCTCGTCACTTTTATCTTCTACGACAAAACCATCTAGATTGCCATTTTCGTCAGCGTCCGACTCGCTCGAAATGTCATCTGGATCGATCGACGCATCGGATGACACTGAATTTGACTCGTCAGAATCATACTCGTTTGATTCATAGTCATCGTCACACACCTCGACCGGGGCGTAACGCTCTGGCTTTTTAACAATCCGCCCTGAACGAGTTCGCGTCTCACTGCCCGTGGGATTTGGGGTCTGGGAAGTGGTGCCCTGGATCGCCGACGGTGCCGCCTCTTTTGAAGTCATCTGGGGAATCATCGTATGTATTGTTTAAGTATCGTGGAAAAAAGTAAAAACCCTTCTTCTTGGCGTTTGTGTACAGTTCGTACTCACCGTCGATCGCCAGTCGGCCAGCAATATCATCGAGTCGGTCTCGAGTTTCCGTATCGTCAGGGCTGCGAACACCGAGTCCGAGGTTACGGATGTTCTCGAGCGCGAGGTACAGCTGACGGGCGGCCGCGGCCACGTCCTCTTCCACCTCGAACGCCCGGACGTTTTCTTTGAACGCCCTCCACTCGTCCGGGTCCAGTCCCGAGTATGGGTGCAGCTCCTTCTCGTACCGGATCGCAAGGGTCTGTCGAAAACCAGTGCGCGGGAACAAGATCACGAATACATACAAAAGTAGAACGATCCACAGCAACATTACTGGACAACTCCTCTAATATGCTCGGAGAAAGTATATATTCTTTTCCGACAAAGCCTTTACACGTGTCTTCATCATGACATCTCTGACATATTGTATCACCATACACATAAAACCACACATGATTTGACTTGTGTTCCGCCTGAATGTTCGCGCACCATCGCGAGTCCGTCTGAACCCATAGAACCTCTGAACTTTTCCGGATCATTCGTTTGATGCGCATTGTCGCCTGACCTGGGATGTACTTGCGTATATACGCTTCGATCGGGCCAAAATTTGAAATCTCCGTGAGATTAGCCGTCGCTTCAGACTCGTCTGTCCGGATCGAAAACACCTTGAGATCATCGATAGTGATGAGCTGGGCCGTCTCACCAGGAGTCCACGGAACGTACGGTTCTCCGGATGGCATTTTGTGCGATCCGATCATCCGTAGACCAGAACCACCATATACGCTCACATCGATCCGCTCATTCCACTCGGGATCATCTCCGAGTTCAAGGAGGATCCGTGTTCGAAAAGCGAGAGCCTCGGCTCGTCTGACTTTTGTGTCCGGCCAATGGATGTGCACCCCACTCTTTGTCCGGCCATCTTCCTCGAGGCGCACAGGTGCACGTGCGACAATGCATTGCCCGGGAACGACCGTGCAC